ACCGTTATGCCCCATTATAAACATAGCGTTCCATAGCAAATTTAGCCGACAACATTTCCTCATCTTTTGGGTATTCTCCAATCTTTGTAAAGTGTTGCAATGTGTTTGGCAAGTTTTTATTCCACGGATAATAGTTTTCGCATCCGTATTTTAAAGAAACCATATTGTGTTCAGGTTCTTCATAATCTTCAAATGATTTGGCATCGGTTATTGTAATAACGTATGCTTTCATTTTAAAGTCATTATCACGCTTAACAATTATTCCAATGCTATCGGCATAATGATATTTATGGTCGCCTCCATCTTCGGAGTAAAACACAATATCGTTTTCTTTAACTTCTGACCCGTCTTTATAAAAATAACGGGGCATAACAGCACCTACCAAAAAGGCGGGGCTTTCGGCTTCGTTAGAAGCATTTGTGGTTACATTATCATTCATCTTTCTAAGTTTATTTTGTGGTTAAAATCCCGCCCTTCTGGTAGCTGCAAAACGCTAACACTTCTCCCTTTCATCCCAAGCGTTCGGTGCTTCTTCGTATTCTTCGCCGCTGCCTTCGCAGTGCTTGCATTCTATTGTATTGATGCGCTTACATTCGGGGGTGCAATCGCTGCAAATTATCTCCACTTCGCAGTCGTTGACATAGCAGCGCACTGAATGTTCTAATACAAAGCCTGCACCCTCACATCGGGTGCAGTCAATTAATCGGAGGCGGTGTATCATGCGTTTGCGTAGCTTATTAGTTTATTGAAGTTTGTAAAAAATCTTCTTTGCATTTCTTGGTTAACATTATCATAGCAAATAGCTCTGCTGAAATCTTCAATTATATTTTTAGAAGTATTGAAACCTGCTGAGAAGTTAAGACCATTAATTGAAAATTCAATATCCATGTTGTATCCGTTTACATCAACTACTGTATATGCTACATTCATTTTTGTAAGTTTAGAAATTAAGTTTGCTGTTGTCATGTTTTCGATTTTTTGAGTGAATAATTATAGGGCAAAGATAATACTTTATTTTAATTATGCAATAGGCAATCAAAATAATTATGTATTTTATTTTCAAATAATATTTATCTTTGTGGCATGACCTATTATATATTAAGCGATGGCAGCATTAAACAAGCAACAGATGTGCTTGCCAAAGAGCTTATAAAAAGGGGCGCAAGAGAATTGAAACTCACACCAATAGAAATAAATTATGAAACAAGAGGAAGCACTGGAGCTGGTCAAGTTCCTGAACTTAGAGGAGGCAACCGACCTCGAAGCGGCAAAAGAAAAGTTCCAAGAGAATTGGATCAAGCAGGAGGAAGTTAGCAGCAAAATCGGCAAGCTCACTGGCACTATTGCCAATGTTACGCGCAAAGCATTTGAGCCTTTCGGCATTGTCCTAACTGATGAAGATTTCAAAGGGCAAAAAGTTGAGGAGGTAATCCGCAACGCATCTGAGAAGGCGAAATCAGAATACGAAAAGCAGCGCGAGGATTGGGAGAAGAGAGCATCGGGCAACGGCAGCGAAGCGCTTATCCAAGAGTGGGAAAAGAAGTATAAATCACTTGAGCGCAAAAGCAATGAACTTGACAGCGCTCGCCAAGATGTGATGTCGCAGTTCGAGAATTATAAGCAGCAAGTTGCAACAGAGATGAAGAACAGCAAGATTAACAACTCATTTGAGAAAGAGCTTGCTAACTTGAAGCTCGACCCAACAGTAAACGAATACACCATTCGCGGCTTTAAATCTGCAGTAACTGAAAAGTATGTAATCGACTTAGAGGAAGATGGGGCGTTTATTGTTAAAGACAAAAAGACGGGTGAACGCCTGAAGTCTAAAGAGAAAGCAGGATCATTCTTAAGCGTTTCAGATGTGCTATTGAAAGAAGCAACAGAGGCAGGTATCATACAAAAGAATCCGCACGCAGGTGCAAAGTTTCCAAAGCAAACGCCATTTGTGCCGATTGAGCAACAAGCTAACAGCAAGTTGAAATCTATCAATCCAAGATTTTATACCAAGTAAGTAACCATTTGCAATTGGTAATCGTATAGCGCATCGTGGTTGATGTTATTTTTTAAGTGCTGGGTGTTAAAGCTCAGCACTTTTTTTATAACTTTGCCATTCTCTATGTGTAGTCGGCAGGACTTTAGCTGCAACCAGTAGGCATTATCGCATCAGCCTTTAGAATACGATGTACTAATTTGAAAACTACAAACGACTATATCATGTCAATATCAAGAATACTATCCGAATGTCCTAATGTTCAAATGAGCTTAGGTGAATTATTTATCGAGGTTGGTCAACGCGAGCAACTGCCTTTCTTAGAGTTCTTACTTTCTCCTGAGAATGTAAAATTAATCAGAACCGAAGTTGCACCGGGCGGCGGCAAATTAAAAACTGTACAAGCTCGTTGGATTCAGCGCTTGCCAGAAACAGAAGTTGAGGAAGGTGGCAACATCTTAACTTGTACTTCTGATAACACTTACGGCGATACAACTACAACTTACACAGTTGATACCACTGACACTTACATTGCTTCTCAATTAATCAATGCTGCTGACATCGCTCGCCATTGCCAAGAGAACAGCCGCTATGTGCTTGAGAGCATCATGCGCTTAATGGATGTGCTTGACCGCAAGGTTGCTTCTGCTGCTGCTGTGCAAGCGGTGTCTAAAATCGGCAACTGGGGAACAGATGTTGAAGGTTTCTATACCGTAACTTCTGACTGCTTAGTGATTGATACAATCAACGGCAATGAGCCTAACCCATTCGCTATCGCTGACATTCAGCAAGCAACAAGAATGGCTAACTACCCATCTGCTCCTGTTGCATTCGGTGGTGCTGCAATGCAGCGTTACGCTAACGCGATGGCAGCTGGATGCTGCTCACAGTATGGCATCAACTTATTGGAAATCACACAGCAAAACGGCTTCGGCTTTGCTTATGATTCTCGTTTAGCTGCTGCGCAAGGTTCGCAAACAAAAGCGTTAATCACAACAGCGGGGGCGTTGCAGTGGTTATCATTCAACTTAGCTGAATGGAACGCTGGCATCACTCCAGTTGCAGGAAGCAACTATTCAAAAACTTTATTGTTCACTCCTGCTGGCTTACCAGTTGATTTGACAATGAAGGATGATTGCGGTAACTTATCTATTGTATTAACTACAACTGGAATCTTGGCTGCATTGCCAACTGACATCTATGAAGCAAGCGATAAGTTTGCAGGTGTGAACTATGTAAACTGCGTTTCAATTGTAAACCCGTCTTAGGCTCGCAGTTTCTACTAAGTGAAGACTTGGATGAACTGTTGAGCGAGAGCGGAGATAATCTACTAACGCAATAGAATTGGAGAGGTGTATGCCTCTCCTTTTTTTTTATATTTGCAAATAAAATATCCAATTGAAATGTGTTACGACAAACTATTAGGATTGAAGGGATGCGATAGACCTGAGCCTACAACGGGGCTATATATAGATGATTTAGGAATTAATCAAACCTTACTTGGGCAGCTAATTACTAACCAATATATGAGCGGTGTTGAGCTGTTTGATGCGAAGCTTGCGTTTGCTTGGCGCAAGATGTCAAGCGATATGCTTAGCAGATTATCTCCAATGATGAAGGCTGACACTGTTATTGATAGCAAGAGGATTGGACAAGTTTTGACCAATGCAAGCAATGTTGACTTAGCGCTCGGTGCAGGCAAGTATGCAGGCATAAGAGTAACCATCGACCCGAATCAACTTAGCTTTCTCAACTTCTATTTATCGAGCCTAAAGATTGACATATATACAATGGCAACGCCAGTGCCGATATTGGTATTTGATATGCAGACGCTTAAGCTCGTTGGTACATTCAACTATCAATCAGAGGCGGTTGAGGAATTTATCGGCAGGACCTACAAGGCGAATCGCAGGAAGTTAGATTTAGCTTTTGTCTATGAGTCGCTTTATGATACAACAAAAATGATAACCAAGAAGGGCAGTTGCTACGATTGCGGCGGCGGAGTAAGAGCTGCGCACATTTGCCCCTTTGTCGATGCCATTGGAATTGAGCTGACAACAGACGGAACTGATGTGCTAACTTCCAAAAATAAGAAATACACTCAAGGTATGTCAATGGTTTATAATGTGAACTGCGACCGCGAGGCGTGGCTGTGCAGCATTGGTGGATTGATGGCGATGCCGCTTGCTTATGCAACGGCGGTGGAGATATACGATTACTCGCTAACCATTGCACCAACCATTCGAGTGAATACAACGGTGAGTGTTACAAGGGAAACGATAATTGAAGCAAGAGACATTGCAGCATCTCGATATAACGAGGAGCTTGCAGCGATGTTGCAGAATATGCGCTTGCCTGATGACAACAACTGCTTTGATTGCCGTAAGAATATGAAGTATGTAACAGCGCTTCCATAATGGCAACACCGAAACAGATAAGCGAACGAATAGACGCGCTCTTTGCAGATTGGAGCGGCGGCTTTACCCCGCTATTTTTCGCGGTCCTTGATATGCGCCGCGAGATGTTTATTCGCATCTTCGGAACGGGAACAAATGGCGGAAGCAATAGCGCAGGGGCAAAGCTACCGACAAGACCATACACTCCTGCTTATGCGCTCATCAAGCAAAAGAATGGCAGACCGCCATTAGAACTTACGGGCTTTTTAAAAAGGTCATTTGCTACCGACCAATCAAGTGTATTTAATCAGGGCTTCGGGTCGGCTATTTACATACAAGCCGATGAAGCAGGCAAGGTGGAAGGATTGGAAAAGTTATACGGACCAATCTTTCAGCCAACAGATGAAGAGCAAGCGCGGATGCTTGAGCTACACGCAGAACTATTAGCGGAACAAATCGCAAACAATCTAAGCAAACCATGAATCTACTAAAGACCATAATTGAAAGACTTAATCAGCGCATTGAGGTTGCTAATATCTTCGATAAGCAGTTCAGCTTATGCGAGCTTAACGCCAACGGGAACGACAAAGCGTGGGTACATTACATCGGCAATGGGCAGGCTGAGGTTGTTACCAACTTCGATGCTAAGAATGGCACGCTTTTTTGGGCAAAGCGCAGCAAGGTAACAGTCAATAAGACGGATGCCTACAAGATGAGCGGCTGCAAGCAGTTATATGTTACTACCTTTCCGCTTACCGCTTACGCCATCGTGCGCAAATCACACCTACCTTGCGATGGTGAAGACGCGCAGGATTGGTTAGCATCAAGAATCTACAAGCTCGCATCAGGCACTGACCCGTTATTCAAGCAATCAATCGGAGTTATCAATTACGAGGTTGTACCAACGGGCTACATCAACGAGATTAAGACCTTAACTGCGAATTATGAATGGGCTTGCGTTAGTGTTGATATGGATGTGCAGGTAATCACCAGTTCAGAAGATGGCTGCTATGATACTTGCGCAACGGGAGATATCCCGCTTCCTGACTTACAACCTTGCACACCTTGCTTAACTGAGGTTGCTGTTGACGGCGTTACCATAACTGGAAACGGAACGGAAGCAGATCCATTGGTGGCAATCGGTGGCGGAGGCGGAACACCTCTTAGAACTCAAGATGAAGGAAGCAACGTAAGCACCAACACAACAACACTTAACTTTACTGGCGCTGGAGTAACTGCAACACTTACATCACCGGGAGTAGTTGAGGTAAATATTCCATCAGGTGGCGGCGGCAGTGGAGTTACTTCGGTTACTGGCACAGCACCTATCGCATCAAGCGGCGGTGCAACTCCTGCAATCAGCATCAGTCAGTCGGGAGCGGCAACAGATGGCTACCTAAGCTCTACCGATTGGACAACCTTCAACGGCAAGTTCGATGTACCAACGGGCACGAATGCCGACTATCTCGATGGCACTGGAACGCCTACACCGTTTCCGACTTTGACCAATGGCACGGTAACATCGGTATCGGCAACCGTACCGAATCCAACAAATCCTGCGTTCAGCGTTAACGTGCCGAATAATACCACTACGCCGAGCGTGGATATAACTGCTAACGGAGTAGTGAGCCAATACGTTCGGGGTGATGGCAGCCTTGCGAACTTTCCGCTTGGCGGAGGCGGTGGCGCATCGGTTAATTACTACCTCAACGGCTCAATCAATCAAGGTACTTTCGGAGGCGATACCTACTATGAAATGAGCCGCGTGCCTGTGCTTGGACCGGGTACAAACTTCACACGCACCAACGCACAGGGCAATGGCTATATTGCGCAATTCATAACCGATGCAGGCGACCCGAACCTCTTATCAATCCCTTCAGGCAATTGGACTTTTGAAACCTACTTCAATGCTTCGAGTGGTGGTGGCAATCCGAGCTTCTACATTGAATTGTATAAGTACGATGGCGCAACATTTACGCTCATATCTTCAGGGGCTACAAACCCCGAAGCGATTACAGGCGGCACGGTGGTCGATTTATATGTGAGTGCTCTTGCAGTACCAAGCACGGTGCTACTTGCAACAGATAGGCTCGCAGTTCGCATTTTCGTAACGCCTTCGGGGCGCAATATTACGCTGCATACTGAAGACAATAACCTTTGCCAAGTCATCACCACGTTCACCACAGGGCTAAACGCACTTAACGGCTTGACCGCGCAAGTACAAAACTTCGCAACTGGCACGGCTGGCACGGACTTCGGCATCAGCTCGGGAACATCAACGCACACCTTCAACCTACCAACGGCAAGCGCAAGCAATAGAGGTGCGCTAAGCACTGCTGATTGGACTACATTCAATGGAAAGGTTACTTCGGTTAGCGGCACTGCACCGATTGCATCAAGTGGTGGGGTAACTCCTGCAATAAGCATTGCAGATGCTGCGGCTGATGGAGCAACTAAAGGAGCTGCGGCTTTCAGTGCTGCCGACTTTAACGCAACGGCAGGAGTAATAAGCATCGACTATACCAACGGGCAGGCAGCAAGTGGAAGCACTAAGGGCTTCTTGATATCCGCTGATTGGACTGCCTTCAACAACAAGCAGGATGCGCTAACAAGCGGCACAAACATAAAGACAATCAATGGCAGTTCGATTCTCGGAAGCGGCAACCTTGCAACACCATTTGAATTAGTTGTTGCTGCCTCAGATGAAGGCTCAGCGCTAACAGTAGGCAATGGAAAGATAACATTTAGGATGCCACGAGCAGTTACACTTACTGCGGTAAGGGCATCGCTAACAACAGCGCAGGCAAGCGGAAACATCTTCACAGTTGACATTAACGAAAACGGAACAAGCATCTTAAGCACTAAGCTAACCATTGATAACACTGAGAAGACAAGTGCAACCGCTGCAACGCCGCCAGTGATTAGTGATACATCTCTTGCAGATGATGCCGAGATAACAATCGACATTGACCAGATAGGCAATGGCACTGCAACGGGATTAAAAGTAATGTTAATCGGCACTTACGCATGAGCTTTTTAGTCAACCCATATTGGTATCCAAGCGGATGCGACCCTGATGCGGTGGCGTTCCTAACAGCGGCAGGCATCACCGACCCTACAATAACATCTGCAATCTGCACATTGGTAATTTCAATGAAAGCTAATGGCACTTGGACAAAGATGAAGGCGATTTATCCTTTCGTTGGTGGGAGCAGTTTTAGCCATCGTTGGAATTTAAAAGACCCAAGAGATTTGGATGTTGCATTTAGATTGCAGTTCTTTGGATTTTGGGTACATTCTGCTAACGGGGCTTTACCGAATGGAGTTAACGCATACTGCAATAGTTTCCTAATTCCTTCAGTAACAATGTCAGCTAACAGTCATTCTTATGGTATTTATTCAAGAACTAACAACACAACTGGAAACAGAATATACGGGAGTAGTACTTCAGCAACTGTAACACTTCAGCACAACATTGTATTAAGCGTAACTCAAGGGGCATTCCAATCGGGCAACTCACCAATACTTTATCCAATAAATACTCAATCTTTATTCGTTGCAACAAGAACATCATCAACTGTATTTAAAACCTTTAGAGCAGGCGCATTGTTAGGCAGTAGCATAATTCCAATGACATCATTACCAGCATTTAACTTTTATTTTGCTGCAAGAAATAACTCAGGAACTGCATTGCAATTCACGCCGCATCAATTAGCCTTTGGCTTCTTAGGTGATGGCTTAACCGATGCAGAAGCAGCAACATTTTTTACAGATGTGCAAGCGTTTGAAACAACTTTAGGAAGGCAAGTATGATAGAAGTACACCTACTCACAGAAGAACAAGCTGCATCGCTCATAGGAGTTGAGTTTATGCCTTATAGTTACTTTAACCCTATCCAAGATGCAGATGGCAACTGGATAATTTCAATAGAGGAGGTGCAGCAGTGTTCGATTGAATGGGTTAAATTATTACCTTTGATAACTTATAAACCAATATCATGGCAGGAATAAAAATAACAGACTTAACAGCGCTATCAGTAGCAGACAGCGCAGACTTTCTTTGCATCGTTGATGTAAGCGACACCTCGCAATCCCCTGAAGGAACAACCAAAAAGATTGAGGTTGGGAATATGCCAACGCCAACATTGCAGCAAGTAAGCGATGAAGGAGGACTTACCAACACCACAAATATCATTGAAGGACCGCTCGGAGGAATAGCTCTGCTCTGCACATTGAACTTAAAATTAGAATGGTATCAAGGTGCGCTGTATTCTTTGGATGCAAGCGATGACATTGAAAAAGTACAATTCAAAACTATTGCTCCTACTGTTAATGACGATGTAGATTTAGGTTATAAAGTTGGCAGCTATTGGGAGATGAATAACGGAGTAGTTTATAAGTGCCTTGATGCTTCTGATGGTGCAGCAGATTGGCAACCGCAAAGCGGAACTTATACGCCTACCATAGTAGATGGCAATGGAACAACTGTTTCAAATGCTGATTTTATATTTAATAAAGTTGGAAATATTGTAACAGTATATGGTAGCATAACTGTTGATAGTACAGCAGGAGGAGCGGCTGATTGTACTATTGATTTGCCTATTGACCCAGCATCTAATTTTAGCACTTCTTATGATGTGTTAGGTTCTATTGCTCAAAATAACAATAATATACTTAATACATTTACATATATAAGGTTAATTGCAAGTACTGGAGCTAAAACAATAACAATCAATTTTACGAATGGTGGTTCTACACAATTTCTTGGAAGAATATTTACAATTAACTTCAGCTACTCTGTTTAATGACAATCTCACCCAAAGGCTTAGACCTAATTAAATCCTTTGAAGGCTTGCGGCTTAATGCCTACCTATGCAGCGCTAACGTGCCAACAATAGGTTATGGCAGCACCTATTATGCCAACGACCAAAAGGTAAAGATGGGCGATAAAATCACCAAAGAGCAGGCTGAGATTTTACTTCGTAAGACAGTGCGCGACTTCGAGCAGAATGTTAACGCACTGCTTAACACAACACAGGTCAACCAAAATCAGTTTGATGCGCTGGTTAGCTTCGCCTTTAATCTTGGAACTGCTGCCCTTGCTAAGTCAACGCTATTAAGCAAGGTGAAAGCAAATCCAAACGACCCTACCATAAGCCGCGAGTTCGGCAAATGGGTAAATGCAGGCGGCAAGAAGGTAAACGGCTTAGTAACGCGGCGGCTAAAAGAAGCAGAACTTTATTTTAAGCCATTCGTATAACTACCCTATGCGGCGAAAAATAAGTAAGTCAAGACGGGCGCTCGATATTATCGTTAAACACTGGCGGTCAACAATAGGCTCATTAGTAGTATTAGCTTCTGTCTTTGCCCTTATATTCAAAGCTATTTCAACAGAAACACTTGCAGCGATTGTGGCGGCTATGATTGCCGCTGGTTATATTCCTAAAGCCAAAGAAGATGATAACTGAAAGAGCCGATACAATAGTTACTCTTGACACCTCCTGCATACTTGGT